GCCCGGACCCGGGCCGGGGTCCAAGGGTAAAAGTTATAGGCCCGGGGTTCGTGAATCGTGGTTCGTGGTTCGTGTAAGCCGAACCAGTGCCAGCCCCTCGATGGCTTAGGCCAGTCGATCTGGGACCGTAGACCGGGGACCGGGGACCGTAAACACTAGATGTTGTGTATACACATATTTCTCCCTGGCGTTTTTTTTCGCTGTAAGGCCCGTAGTTCGTGGGCCTTGGTTAATGAGAAGTATTCTCATTTCTAGATGTAGTGTCTAGGATTCCGCAATAGAGGCTAATTGGGTCCCCCCAAAAGGTCCCAGATTCGCGCTCAAATTTTGCTAGGGGATTTCCCTCGGGCGGGGTGCTAGAGCATGTTTCTCACGAACAATTACGCAAAAAAAATAATGAGTTTTATGTTTTAATAAGAGGTATAATTTGCATCGATAAAGTCTCACACGTTCTCATAAAATAGGCGCAGAATGACAGAAGCGACAAGTGACGCAGAAGAACAGATCCTGAAGCTTGAGCTTCGATTAGCGCAACTTGACAAGGTAGACGCTTGCCATGCGTCCTTTATTCCTTTCGTTCGTTCTATGTGGCCTGAGTTCATCACAGGGCGACATCACAAAATCATTGCTGAAAAGCTTGAGCGGGTGGCAAAGGGCGATCTAAAGCGCCTGATTATCAATATGCCGCCTCGTCACACAAAATCCGAGTTTGCCAGCTATCTTTTTCCGGCATGGATGATAGGTAAGAATCCTTCAATGAAAATCATTCAGGCCACTCACACCACAGAGCTTGCGGTAGGTTTTGGCCGTAAAGTTAAAAACTTATTGGAGCGCGATGAATACTTGGAGATATTTCCTAATGCAAAACTTGCAGTCGATTCAAAAGCTTCGGGTCGTTGGGACACCGCCCGGGGTGGTATGTATTATGCTGTTGGGGTGGGTTCTAATCTTGCTGGTCGCGGTGCTGATTTGTGTATTATTGATGACCCTCATTCTGAGCAAACAGCTATGTCTAACGCTGGTTTCGATGATGCGTGGGATTGGTACACAGGTGGCCCGCGTCAACGTCTTCAACCGGGAGGAGCGATAATTGTTGTAATGACCCGGTGGTCGGAGAAAGATCTTACTGGACAGTTAACGCGAAGCATGGCCCGCGATCCTTTGGCAGACCAGTGGGAGATTGTAGAATTTCCGATGGAGCTTCCTTCTGGGGAGGCGTGTTGGCCGGAGTATTGGGGCAAGGAAGATTTAACGGCGGTCAAAGCGTCGATTCCTGTTTCCAAGTGGAACGCCCAGTATCAGCAGAATCCCACGGGCGACGAGACTTCTATTTTGAAAAGGGAGTGGTGGAACCTTTGGGAAAAGAAACAGGTCCCGGCTTTGGAGTATGTGATACAAAGTTATGATACTGCTTTTACGAAAAAAGAGACGGCGGACTACAGCGCCATAACTACGTGGGGTGTTTTCTATCCAAACGAGTCTGGGACCCCCAATTTGATATTATTAGATTCTACGAAAGGACGTTGGGATTTTCCCGAGCTAAAAGCCAAGGCGTTTGAGTTGTATAAGTTTTGGGACCCCGAAACAGTAATTATAGAAGCAAAAGCGACGGGAGTACCTTTGACCCACGAACTACGAAGCATGGGAATCCCTGTTGTAAACTTTACGCCTAGTCGTGGAAATGATAAATTATCGCGGGTACATAGCGTCGCTCCGTTATTTGAAAGCGGAATGATATGGGCGCCAGACGAGACATGGGCCGAGGAACTTATAGAAGAGTGCGCGGCCTTTCCTAACGGGGAGTATGACGACTTGGTGGATAGCACGACACAGGCGTTGATGCGATATCGTCAAGGTAACTTTGTACAGTTGCCTACGGACGATTGGGACACTCCCGAACCCTCACAGATTCAGTATTACGGCTAATCACTATGAAGCTTAACAAGTTTTTCGCGCTCAAAACTAATTTTATAACAGAACTCGTAGATGAAGATGATTTGGGTGGTGGCAGTGGCAGTGGCCCGGTAACGCTGACCCAAGAAGAAGTTTCCGCGCAGTTAGATATTTTTAATAAAGCTATTGATAAAAAGTTTCCGGCTTTTACGGATGCTCAGAAAGACGCCTATAAAGCGCAAGCTTATGCTAATTTTTTGGTTCAGATGGGAAAAGACCCGTCGATAAAAATACCGATGGAAAATTTTGCGGGAGCGGTAGGTCTGACTCCGGCGGAAGCTACGGCGCAGTATACAAACTTTGTTTTTGACGATGATATTGCAGAGGCGATAGATGGTATAGGCAGTTACACGGGGATTATCCGGGCTGCTCAAAGGGATTACGATCCTACGTCAGATGCGGCAATGGCTGCCGAGGGCATGAAAAGTGTTTTTAGCACGGACGGCCAAGCCAGCTTTACCCCCACAGCACTTACTGTGGATGATATACAGGTAGCCACGGACTACGAAGCACCGACCCCGGACCAGTTAGCGACACGATTGGATGCGTTTTTGCCCAGAGACAGGCAGGTAGCGCGGATCACGCAGAATACCCCGGCGTACACGGTAGCCGATACGTTAGACACATCTATGTTTGACGCGATCAATTTCCCAGAGCGCACGATTAACCGTGGGGTCCCCGTGGTCACTAAAGGAATCGACGCGCAGGGTAACCCGACTACCGGAATTACAATGGGCACGGCAGCCGCATCGCCTTCGGGACCCACTATTGGGGAGCTAGATATTTCAGCTATTTTGCCTAGCACCGGTATGGGCATCAATGCCGACGGCACAGGGACCACGACTGTTGGAACACAAGGCACTACGGGCAACATCGTAGCCAGCAGCGCCGACACGTTGAACATGGTAAATCCCGGTGTGGCGGCTAACCCTATAAGCACAATAGATTCTAATGTTTTGGGAACGCAGGGAAACACGGTGACGGCGGGGCCTATAACTAGGGTAACACCCCCTACACCTCCTACACCTACACCTACACCCGCCAAGACTCAAGCACAGATTATTCAAGACTTGTTTAACAGTTCCCCTACCAAAGACGTGGCCGCAATACGCATCGGGGATTATGCGGCGTCTGTCGGCGGGATCACGGCGCAACAAATTGCAGACGCGGTACAGCCGATTGTGGGTGGTAGGCCGGACTTTGGTATTGATCCTTTTGAGGCAGGAACCGGTGGCGACGAAGTATTGAAGGCGGTAGCCGACGGTGGTTATGGCGGTGGTTTTATTACTGAAACAGCGGAAGACATATCCGCAGCGCAGCCAATGTACAATACTTTAGCGGCAAAGCAGAACCAGTTCCGTTACGGTTTTGGTGATGATAAGGCGGTAGGGGATGCGGATTACACGCCTCAAGAAGCGGCCTATCGGATGTTGGATTTTGCCCAGCGCAACAATATGACTTTAGATCAAGCAGCGCAGTCTTTTGACCTAACCGAAGCGGATGCTAGGAAAAGGGCGGGTGAGTTAGACATTGACCTTGCTCAATTTGGCTTTGCCGATGGAGGCGAGGTCGCAGACTCGCGGTCCAAGGCTGTCGGATCACGGCTCATGGCCCAAGCAGGAATTGGCAGTATGCAAGGACAAAGTATGAGTCCAGAGATGGCCGGAACGATAGACCGCATCATGGCGAGGAGAAAGTAGATGGCTAATGGTGAAGGCATCACGCCAATGGTAGAGAATACCGTGGACATTGAGATTATGGACGATGTCGAAATTGGCGCTCCTCAGACCACGGGGTTAGACATCGAAGGTTTGATGGCTGAGATTGAAGTTAGCGACACGGAAGACGGCGGGGTTTTAGTGGACTTTGACCCTCAAGATGAAAGGATGGTGGACGAAGGAGACTTTTACAGGAACCTTGCTGAAGACATGGACGATACGGTGTTAGGTACGCTTTCGGCGGACTTGCAGGGTCAGTATGAAGGGAACAACGAAACCCGCAAAGAGTGGATGGATACTTATTCTGAGGGACTCAAGTTATTGGGTTTTCATTATGAGGAACGCACTCAGCCGTTTCGCGGTGCTACAGGAGTAACGCATCCGTTACTAGCCGAAGCTGCCACGCAGTTTCAGGCACAGGCTTACAACGAGCTTTTGCCGCCAGAAGGTCCGGTTCGCACGACTATTATGGGTGCGTTAACCAAAGAAAAAGAACAGCAAGCCCAGCGCGTTAAGCAGTTTATGAATTATTATCTGACGGACATTATGGAGGAATACACTCCTGAGTTTGATCAGATGTTGTTTTATTTACCGTTAGCAGGATCGACGTTTAAGAAAGTGTATTACGATGCGGCGTTAGAGCGTCCGGTCAGTACCTTTGTCCCTGCCGAGCATTTAGTGGTTCCTTATGAAACGTCTAACTTAGAAACGTGTCCGATTATCACGCACGTTGTGCCGATGTCGGCTAATGACCTTAGAAAGCAACAACTTGCAGGATTTTACAGAGACGTAGAGCTAGAACCGCAGCAGGGTCCTGATAACGAAGTTCAGAAAGAAATCAACAAGATAGAAGGGGTGGACCCGTCTAGTACCGTTAACTATGACGTTAACCTGTTGGAGTTTCACGTTGAACTGGATTTAGACGGCTTTGAAGACATGGATGATGAGAACGAGCCTACGGGAATAAAACTTCCCTATATCGTTACCATCAGCGAAGAGAAAGGAACGGTGCTATCTATTCGCAGAAACTATGCGGAAGACGATCCTAAAAAAGCAAAGATAGCTTATTTTGTTCATTACAAGTTTTTGCCCGGTTTTGGTTTCTATGGGCTAGGGCTAATCCACACAATAGGTGGTTTGTCGAGAACGGCTACCGCTGCTTTGCGTCAATTGATTGACGCGGGTACGTTGTCTAACTTGCCAGCAGGGTTCAAGGCCCGTGGCCTACGGGTCAGGGACGATGCCGATCCTTTGCAGCCGGGTGAGTTTAGAGACGTGGATGCTCCGGGCGGTGCGATTCGGGATAGCCTGATGCCGTTGCCGTTCAAAGGCCCTGATACGACGTTGTTTCAGTTACTGGGGTTTGTGGTGGATGCCGCACAACGGTTTGCCACGATTACCGATCTTAAAGTAGGGGACGGTAACCAAGGCGCAGCGGTAGGGACAACGGTGGCTATGCTAGAGCAGGGCGCACGGGTGATGAGTGCTGTGCATAAGCGTTTGCATTATGCGATGCGGAAAGAGTTTAAGATTCTGGCTAGGGTGATGCACGAGTCGCTGCCGCAAGAGTATCCGTATTCTGTTCCCGGTGGGGACCAGACCATCATGGCTTCGGACTTTGATGACCGCATAGACGTGGTTCCTGTGTCCAATCCCAACATTTTTTCACAAGCACAGCGCATTGCTTTGGCGCAAAGTCAGTTAGAACTGGCTATGCAAGCTCCGCAGCTACACAACCAGCAGGAAGCCTTCCGCAGAATGTACGAAGCCTTGGGTGTTCGGGACATTGACAGTATTTTGAAAGCGCCTGAAGTGGAAGAACCGCAGCCTAAAGATCCAGCGCAGGAGAATGTGGACGCTTTGGAAGACATTTCTCTCAGAGCTTTCGAGGGACAGGACCATGACGCGCATATTATGGCGCATTTGACGTTTATGGCGGGTGGAATGGTGCAGCAAATGCCTAATGTTATAGTGGCTTTGCAGAAACACGTACTGGAACACGTCAAATTGAAGGCTAGAGAGCAAGCGGCTATCCAATTTGTGGAGAAGAACCAAGGTCAACCGGCTACAGAAGACCAGATGTTGCAAGTGGAAGCGATGGTGGCGCAGATTATTGCTCAAGAACTGACAGCGGTACGTCAGTTAAGTCAGCAGATCATGGGTGGAGGGGAAGAAGAAGGTCCCGATCCGTTAATTGCGCTCAAACAACAAGAAATAGACATAAAAGGTCAGAAAACACAGGCAGATATTGCTAACGACCAAGCAAAACTTGGTTTAGACGAGCAAAAACTGCAAGAAAGAAGCCGTCAGTTTGATGATCGGCTAGAATCGCAAGAAAACCAGACCGCAGCGCGGATAAGTGCGTCAGATAGACGCGAAATGATGAGATTACGTCAAAAAGAAGGAGAAACACCATGAGCAGAACAGTAAAAACAAACGGTTCGCGGCCACCTAAGACACCCGCAGCTTCTAAGTTTGAGGTTATTCAAGATCAGGGCAAAGCGCCTTTCAGTGACTATAAAGAAATACCCACACCTACCAACTTAGGCAAAGGTAAGGTCACTACAGGAACGTGCCGTGGCATGGGAGCTATGCTTAGAGGCGGAAAATTTACTATTAACTAGGTGATCTATGCCACTTAAAAAAGGTAAAACCAAGAAAGCTGTAAGTAGTAACGTAAAAAAACTGAGAAGCGAGGGTTTTCCGCAAAAACAAGCGGTAGCTATCGCCTTGAACACCGCCGGTAAAAGCCGACGCAAAAAGAAGAGGAGTTCCACGTGAAACAAGTCTGTCTATTGTTTGTCTTCCTGTTAAGTAGCTGTTCCGTGTCTGAGGACATGATTGCTAACAAAGAATTGTACTGCTCTGGTGTGTACAAAGGCATACGAGCCGTTGGCCGTGTAACTACTGAAGTTACAACCGGGATTAGAGTCCCGGACGTATGTGACACGATTGAAGAGATTGTGGAGGAAGACGCCGAGGGAAAGTAATTAGGAACGTCGAAGCTCTAATTAAACTTTGGATGTTATATGAAACTTAGCGGCCTACTCAAGACTCTTGCCCCAACCATCACCAAGACAATTGCCTCTAGCAATCCGGTCGCGGGGATGGCTATCAAGATGCTTTCTGACAAGCTGGGCATTAATGAAAAGAACCCGGTTAAGATTGAGAAGTTTCTGGAAAAAAATCCCGATCGGGTAGCCGAGGTTAAAGAAGCAGATCGAGAGTTTGAAGACAAGATCCGCGAGATGGAGATTGACCTAGAAGCATTCCATGCAGAAGCGGAAGATGCCAAAGACGCCCGTAGGCACTTCAGCAAAGACCGAACCAGTAAAGCGTTTGCCTTGATTTCCCTTATCGGTTTTTTGGTATACTGCTTTTTTGTTACTCTAATGGGAGCAGATGTGGATGCTGCTACAACTAATCTTGTTATCGGTTATCTGGGAGGGCTTGTTAGTTCAGCCGCCTCCAGCTTCTACGGCAGAGACAGTAGTGTCAGAAAATAAAATGGAAAAGTTAATAGAAACACTCAAGCGCCACGAAGGCGTAAAAACCCACGCATACAGAGATTCTTTGGGAATCTTACACATTGGTTGTGGGCGAAATATAGAAGGCGCGGCAAGTCACAAAGGGCTTGGTTTAAGCGATGACGAAATCGATTATATGTTGTCCAATGATATTCTTCGCACCATCAAGGAACTGTCGCGGGAATACAAGTGGTTTGCTGAACTGGAGGACGGTGCGCGGCGTGATGGCATTATTAATATGCACTTTAATTTGGGACGGGTACGCTTTGCTCAGTTTAAGAAAGCAATCGGCCATATGGAGAAAGGGGAACATTCCAAAGCCGCCGTTGAATTTTTAGATAGCTTATGGGCGCGGCAGGTAAAAGGTCGTAGCTTAGAGGTGACTGACATGATTAAGACTAACACCTATGTCTGATCCTTATATCTTTCGCTGCACCATTCTCAAAATAATCGACGGGGATACGGTAGATGTGGATGTGGATCTTGGCTGGAATATTTCTGTTACAAATCAGCGTATTAGGCTTTTCGGGGTCGATTGCGAGGAATCTCGCACTAGAGATTTGGAAGAGAAGCGTTTTGGACTCGCGGCCAAAGGATTTGTTCAAGACTTCCTTAAAATCGGATCAGTCGCTACGTTAAAGACTCACGAAAAAGGAAAGTACGGACGTTACTTGGGAGACTTTAAAGTATATGACAAGTGGTTGTGCCAAGAACTTGTAAAAAACCACCTTGCCGTAGAGTATTTTGGACAAAGCAAAGCCGCCATTAAAGACGCTCATTTGGCTAATCGCCCCCACGTTAATCCTGTTTGGTTTGAGGAGTAAAATAGTATAAGATAGTGTCCGATTAAATAAGGAAATATAAGAATGGACACTATTCAGTTAGTGCAGTTTGTACAAAAAACAGTAAGAACTCGGCGTCAAAGCGTTGGAGATATTTTAGTAAACAACGGCATTCAAAACATGGAGCAGTATCAAAAGCTCATGGGTGAATTGGATGCTTTATTTTATGTAGAAGAGGAACTCTCGGGCCTCTTACAAAAACAGGAGCAGTTAGATGACTAGTGCAATTATTACCCCTGCGGGCGTTACCGCTTCCGCAAAAGTAGAAACCATTGATGACGCTTATGTAGAACCCGATGAGCGTGTATTAGAGCCTTCCCAGATTAGTAATTCTTTAATGGATCGTATGCCTCAACCTACCGGTTGGAGAATGCTGGTGCTGCCGTATAGAGGCAAAGGAATTACTTCTGGCGGGATAGCCATAACTAAATCTACGTTGGATGAAGATCAAGTTCAAACAGTGGTAGGTTATGTTCTTCGGCAAGGCCCTTTAGCTTATAAAGACACCGACAAGTTTCCAGAAGGACCTTGGTGCAAGGAAAAAGAGTGGGTGGTCTTTCCGCGTTATGCGGGGTCTAGATTCCGAATAGAAGGTGGCGAGGTTCGCATACTTAACGACGACGAGGTTATAGCGACTATTTCTGACCCTGATGATATTTTAAGTTATTAAGGACAATTCAATGGCAAACGAAAAAAGTAACACTCATGAGCAAGAAGACGGACAGGTAGACCTTAGTTTTGAAGAATACGAAGAAACTACGGTAGACCTTCCTTCGCAAGATACGGGCGAAAAAACTGAAAACGAAGTAGAAGTAGAGTCGGAAGTACAGGCGAAAAAAGAAGACGTTGACGACGAGCATGAGGAAGTGTCGAAAAACGTCAAAAAACGCATTGATAGATTAACTAAAAAAATGCGGGAAGCCGAGCGAAGAGAGCAAGATGCTATAAAATACGCACAAGGCGTAAAGACCGAAGCAGATGCTTTAAAAAGCAAGTTACAAACGGTTGATCAAGGTTACATGACTGAGTATGGCAACCGTTTAAACATAGAGCAAAATCAAACAGAGTCTCAGTTAAAAGAGGCAATGGATCGTGGGGATACGGATCAAGTCGTTAAAAGCCAGCGCAAACTTGCGGAATTAGCCGCTTCGGCTCAAGCTTATAAGGGTGTTCAACGTACTCGGGAACAACAGGTTCAACAAGTTGCGGCGACGCCCCAACAGCAACCCCAACCCCAACAGCAGCAGCCTCCACCTCCACAACAGCAACCAGAGCAGCCCCCTGACCCTAAAGCAGAAGAATGGGCCTCTAAAAACGAATGGTTTGGAAAAGATGAAGCCATGACTTTTGCTGCTTTTGGTATACATCAGAAAATGGTAGATCAAGAAGGATTTGACCCTTTAAGCGATGACTATTATGATGAGCTAGATTCTCGTATACAGGGTAGATTCCCACAAGAGTTTAATAGCGGTTCCAGTAGAAAACCCGTCCAAAATGTAGCTGGAAATTCGCGCAGTAGAAGTAAAGGACGCAAGACGCAAGTCAAACTCACCCAAAGCCAAGTCGCTATTGCGAAAAAACTTGGGGTGCCACTAGAAGAATACGCGAAGTATGTCAAAACTTAGGAGAACATGATGTCATCAGCTAAGAAAGGGTTTGAGGGCACCAAAACTCCTCGCGCAGACACCACTAGAGAAAAGACCGCAAGGCGTAAGCCTTGGGCACCCTCCTCTAGTTTAGATGCACCACCTGCACCCGAAGGGTACAAACATCGGTGGATACGCTCAGAAGCGCGTGGTTTTGTTGACACTAAAAATGTTTCAGCAAGATTACGAGAAGGATATGAACTGGTACGTGCAGACGAACATCCTGATTTTGAGGCTCCCGTGGTTGATTCAGGTAAATATGAAGGTGTAATTGGGGTTGGTGGGCTATTGTTAGCTCGTATACCTTTGGAAACCGTAAAAGAAAGAAACGATTACTATCAAGGTCGCGCTAAAGACCTGCAAGATGCGGTAGACCAAGAGTTACAGAGAGAGAATGCTCACAATACAATGACGATCAGCAAACCTGACCGTCAATCTCGTGTAAACTTTGGTGGTCCTCATAAAGAGTGACCCAAACCTTTTAGGAGATTAGTCTTATGGCAAATCAAGAAACTGCCTATGGTCTACGTCCTATTGGTATGGTGGGAAGCGGCGCAAATTCAACTGGTATTACCGAGTATGAATTAGCCAACAACGACACTAACGCCATTTTTAATGGCGAAATTGTTGTTCCACTTGCTACAGGATTTATAGGCCAAGCCGGTGATACCGCAGGGGGTACAACTCAAGCACTAGGTGTGCTTACTGGAGTTATGTACCACGATGCAACTCAAAAGAAGCCTGTGTGGCTTAATTACTGGCCCGGTTCGGGTGGTGTAAGTGTGGACACAAATCATCCTGTCCGTGCTTATGTTGCTGACAACCCTAACCAGTTATTTCAGATAGCCTCTGATGCAAGCACAACCGACCGAGCAACTGCTCAAGGTCTGGTTTTTGCTAACACGGATCTTGGAACGTCGGCTCGTACTGGGTCAACAGACACAGGGTCTTCTACATCTCAAATGAGTGTGGCTAATGCAGCAGTGACTGCAACGCTTCCACTTCGTATTGTTGGGATTGTAGATGATGAGGCAAATAGCGACTACACCGTAGCGGGTATCCCGTTTGTGGTGCGGTTAAACGCTCACTTTAACGCCGGAACCCGTAGCTTTGATTCTCAAACTACTGCGGATTCTACCGGACTTAACTAAGGAGGCTGATTATGACTATTTCTCGCGCTCAATTAGCGAAGGAACTAGAACCCGGCCTGAATGCCTTATTTGGGTTGGAGTATGACAGGTACGAAAACGAAGCGGCTGAGATTTTTGAATCAGAAGGCTCTGACAGAGCATTTGAGGAAGAAGTCATGTTGTCTGGTTTCGGAACTGCTCCCGTTAAAACAGAAGGCAGTGCAATTAACTTTGATGACGCGCAGGAAACTTATACTGCACGTTACACAATGGAAACTATTGCTCTAGCGTTCTCTATCACTGAAGAAGCTGTAGAAGACAATCTTTATGATCGTCTAGCGGCCCGATACACTCGTGCATTGGCTCGTTCTATGGCTCAAACCAAGCAAATCAAAGGAGCTACTGTTTTAAACAATGCGTTTTTAGCTACTTCTCCAATTGGCGACGGCGCTGCACTTTGTTCAGCCGCTCACCCAAGTTTGTCTGGTAATCAGAGAAACCTTTTAGAGACTCCTGCTGATTTGAACGAAACGTCTCTTGAAGACATTTTGATTCAGATTGCTGGGTTTACTGATGAAAGAGGTTTGAAAATTGCCGTTCGCGGCACTAAGTTGTTGATTCCTAAAGAACTTCAGTTTATTGCTGAAAGAATCATTAACTCAAACCTTCGTCCGGGTACAGCCGATAACGACATAAACGCAATGAAATCAATGGGAATGCTTCCAGAAGGAGCGGCCGTAAACCACTTCTTTACTGATGCCGATGCGTACTTTGTTAAAACCGACTGTCCAAATGGTTTCAAACTCTTCAACCGTACTCCGCTTAAAACAGCGATGGAAGGGGATTTTGACACTGGTAACATGCGATTCAAGGCTCGTGAGAGATACGCTTTTGGCGTCTCTGATTGGCGTTGTGTCTATGGAACACCGGGCGCATAAGTAACTTTGTTGTTACAGAGAAAGGGCGGCATTCTTGTCGCCCTTTTTTTATTGGTTTATACTAAGTAAGTTACCTGACTATTGCATCCCGCAGTAGACACTAGCCACGACAGGAGAACACTACATGGCTACTCATTTTAAAGGCCCGATTCTTTATTCGGCAGCCCAGAAAGGGCTGGAAAACTTAAACATAGGCGTATGGCCCGATCAATGTTCCAAATGGGACGACTTTGTTGATGAACTCGACACTGGCTGGACTGTTGTAAAAGACAGTGGCGCAACGGTAGCTATTGCGGCAGACGTGGCTAACGGAGTATTGGTT